CCACATGGCTTGCAGAACCACTATCATAAGGTACCAATCCTTTTTAAAACTATGTATGTTTCAGTGCTTCTGTTGTTTTTGATAAAAAAGCTACCATTTGTCGTTTTTCGACCGAAAGCAACACCTTTAGTCCCATCTGTATAATCACAGTAAAAATTTGAACCTGCATCTGACACAAAACCTTTTGAATAGGAACCAAAAGCAAATATAGCAGTTGCTGCATTGTTGGGGGATGCAAGCAAATACATACCGTACCCCAAGTCGCCAAGGTCTTTTTCCTCTTTTGCCGCCAATGTAAAGCTATAGGTATATATTCCCATTGCGTTCATTACCTCTTCCAATGTTGGTGATATACTGTTGCCGTTTTTATCCAGTCCACGTAATCTTGTAGGTGTTCCACCACTCATCGCATTCTCTCTAATATCTTGCTTATCTGCCATATTCTTACATTTAAGGGGCATAATTTCCGGATGGAAATATTACCCGATTTAACATTTTAATAATTAACTCGTTTTGTAAATTATAAATCAAATTTTTCCGTAATATCTGAAGAACTCAAAAGGAGTTCTCACATCAAGATAACCGTCTACCTCTTCGTTGGCTTCCGCTTCCATTTCAAACGCGGAATTTCCGTAAGCCTTATCACCTACATTTATCCAACACCGGTTACGGCATAAGTGATACATGTAGGATATTGCGTACTCCAACCCATACTGAAGGTAGAACCACAACGGGCAAAGTAGATATACCCATAAGTTGAATCCGGTAAACAGCATGATTACCGTCAGCAGGATTGCCGAAGCAATCAAGCACTCCTCCCACTGCCTTACATGAATCGCCTCATGGTTAAGTGTACTCTGCCGTATCTCCTCCTTGCTTTTCTTGGTGAAGACGAAACATCCCAATGTGATGGTGTTGTAGCCCTGCCACAGCAGCCATTTCGCTAACTTGCTTTCATAAAAAACTTTCATACATCTTTCCATTTATATTAGTTTGTTAATTAACCGGGTTTTCGTAATCATGGTCACCCAAATCAGCATACGAATACGAAATGCCATTTTTATTGGTTGAAATCCAGACTCCTCCCAATGATATGAATTCATAAACACCAGGCTCTGTGATATGAGCTTTATTGCAATAATGGTATTGACCGTCAACCAACTCCATATCATTAAATCCGTCCGATGTCACAACTGACACATAGCCATATGTGCTCCCTGAAGAATTATTATATATGATCAAGGATATTTTCATACCCACACATTGGGCAGAGCTGGGAAGCATGTATTCACTTTGGCCTATTCTACTGGGACGCCCATTGCCAAAATCCGAACCAAAATTGGGGTTCAGGTAAAAGTAGCCTTCATTGGAACTAAACCCATGTATCTTTATGAATGCCGCTGTCGCTGTAATTTTTCCTTGAACATTGACTTCTCCAGTCTCACCATCAATGTTACAAGTGACATTTCCATTCTTATCCCTTGCCAATACGTTCTGTACCACCAAATCATCCACAAGGATTTCATCGGCACGTATCTTTCTTATTAAAGCCATATCCATAGCTACAAACATAAACTGCTGTGCCGCCTCCCAATTAGCATCACCGTCTATCGAGGTAGGTGCGACAGTGACCGACGTACCGTAAGCCCGTACCCGAAACGGAATGGTGCGATTGTTGAATGTGGCCAGTACGATGTCATGGTAATCTTCATTCCAGACATATGTGTTGCCCTTGGCGAAAAAACCTCTCGGACGCGGCTCACTGGCATCCCGTCCGCTTGAACCGTCATAGCTGACACCCACGGACATCTCCGCAATGAAACTGTCATTCCATGCCGAAGCGTCAGCCTGGCTCTGGTAACAGCGGACAGAGAAAGTTGAATACCCTGCAGAAGCGTTGACCGTAATCTCGGAAGCCCTCGAAGGCCCTGCGATGGCGCTCCATATCCCGTTGCTGTACCCCCGTGCGGCCAGATATCCGTCCGGATAAGTCAATGTGGCGCTGCCGAGCGTCCGCTTGGCATAGACCCGAAAAGCTGAAGGCACCAAAGACCCGGCACTGCTCACCCGTATATTGCTGCATGTACTGATGAGATATACCATGCCGCCATCCTGGGTAAGCTGCTCCCATTCGGCCGTGTTCACTTCTCCGGTAGGAATATAGCCGTAGCTCTTTCCACCGTTCTGTGTCTGTAGGATGCGCCTATCCTGACTGTCATTGACTGTCCATAGAGGTGGATTCGATGTATCAACCTTGGAGAGCCATGACCGGCCACCCATCGTGCAGATGGTGAGCTTTTTGAATGGAGTATTAGCTGTGCGCCACTCACCGCCAGCCTTGACGGATTCGCCGTCACCGCCAGGTTTTCCTGGATTACCGTCGTTACCATCCACGACCATGGGTATAGTTTCCCGGTCCACGACCTGCCCACCCACATAATAGACAAATTGTAACTGCGTCGTGAAGTTCTTCGGAGAGATGGACGTGCCGTTCTGTATCTCGACCTCTGCGCCTCCGTCCTTACTGTATTTCAGTACGCCATCCGTCGTGATGGAAGTGCTACCGCCTACAGACTTGGTACGTGTACATGACACCCCGGCTACACTATAAGTGCCGTCCTTCCGTTTGCTGACTGAAGAAACGGAAGGCACCAGCCTATAGAGTACCGCATCACTGCCCGGATTACCGGCACGCACCCCGGTAACAGTGAACACCAGCTCACGGCTTATATCCGTATCCTGTACTGTAGCCGTAACGGTTATCCTGACCTCTGAACGTGCAGGCATCGAAATGCCGGAAGCCACGGTAAACGCTATCACACCCGTATTGACATTGTAGCTCTCCGTGACACCGGAGGGCGTCACGCATGAGATGGACTTGAGCTGTAGTTTCTTCGTACCATACCACATGCCGACGGTCGTATTGAGCACGGACTGCGAAACAGTCTTTCCTTCGTATGTCAAGGCAATGCTTTCCATCTCGTTGTCGAAATCGGCTACAATGGCCGACTCGCCGTCAAAGCCCCATTTGGCCCAGATGGCTGCCGGGCTGAACGCGCTCCATAGACCGTCCTTCTTCGTGCGGCAACAAGCCCACTCGTATGGCAGGCTCTCGCTGACACCAATTGGGTCATCATGCCAGCCGGACGGCACGTAGTCATCCACCTGCAAGGTGGCTGGCGTAGGAGGCGTCACATTCTCTGTCGTATGTTTGAATATCCACTCATAATCCCTACCGTCACGCCCATCCTGGCCGTTCTCCACCAGCAGCTCATATTCAGCGGTATTCAGGTCTCCGGTAATGGTATATCCGTAGCTCTTTCCACCGTTCTGCGTCTGCAGGATGCGGCGCCCCTCATTGGTCGTCTGAGTCCACATCGGAGGATTGTCTGTACCACCGGGAGCGACACATAAAAACACACGTCCGGCCATCCTGGTAATACCCATGTAAGGTATATGCTTGCCGGTCTGCCAGTCACCGCAATTGGTAATGCTTGTACCGTCTGCACCCTTGCTGCCAGTCACACAGATGGCGTTCGTTGTGGTGGAAGTATCGTCAGTAAAGACTATCCTTGTCCGGGTCCAGATATACCAGCCGTTTTTCCACGCCGGAGAGTCTGTCTGCCACTCGCCTCCGGTTGTGGTGGCCGATGAAGAGGAAAGGTAGTATTCTTCGGTAATGGACTTGATGCCCTTGCCGTCGGCTCCCTGCCCACCACTGATACAAGCCGCTTGGGTGTACTTGACTTCGCCATCAGAATAGACAATCTTCGTCCGCGACCAGATATACTTGCCGGCTTCCCATTCTGGGGAGGTAGTCTGCCAACCGTCCACCGGGGCAATGACATTCGACACCGATATCGCGTATTCCACATCGGTAGACTTGATGCCCTTGCCGCTTTCTCCCTTTGCCGCATATTTCAGCCAGTCGGCATTGCCGTCTGCCGGTTCTGTAGACGTGCCTTTCTCATTGACACATATCCATGAGCTGCCGTTATGCGTCACCTCATCGTAATAGGCATACTTCTCATCCTTTTCCCACGTCCCCTTGAATAGCGGCACCCGGAAAGCCTCGCCGGTGATGTCATCTACCTGGAATATCTTGCCGGACATGATGACGTGGCGAAAAACAGCCGAGTAGTTGTCTGCAGGAATACCATGCACGGTACGGCCTTTCTTCTTACCAATCCACGACATCTCTTGTGCCGGTTCCGGGTCCCATGTATTGGCGTGGTCAAAGAAAGTAATGCAGTTGTTGCCACCCACCGTATCGATAAGGATGTACGTCTGTCTATCCTCATCTGTAAAGTTACCCGTCTGGGCGAGTACCATCGCATCCCCCGGCTTCCAGTCGGTACCCGGTTTCGGCGTCATGACGAATGTCTTGGCAGTGTAATCGGCAGAAGTCACCCGGAACTTCATCTCCTCGAACCCCTGCAGCTTGCCTTCAGGTGACTTGGTGACGAAGTAGGTGGTCAGAATGTCATCGACAAACTGGCTCAGACCGTCGGCATCGGTCAGGTCAGGGGTTATGGTATAGCTACCGTCACCATTATCGCTCCACTCCTTGACCGTACACCCACCTCCGGGAGAGGCACACATACGTCCCTTGAAATAGGTCACACGGTTATAGGCAATCTCTGGAACAAACAGACGCTTCCTAAATATGCCTTCCTCCATCTCGAGAATGCCGTTCTTGTCGATGCACCCTCCGGAAATACCGGTGATGAATTCGCCGAACTTGACCCAATCTCCGAAGGTAATCGGAAAAGGAGTGCCGTCAGCCTGGTCTTTGCGGAGGAACACCTTTGATAATTCCTCGATGCTCATTCCTTGTTGAATGAGTTCAAGAATGCCAATAAATGTCCGTCCAACCCTCTCTGCGGTATTCTCTCCCTCAGAAGAGGCGTTCCTTATCTGTAGAGCAAGTTTCCTTAATATGTCAAGTGTATCAGGCATTATTCACCAAGTACTCTAAAAGTTACACGATTAGCATTAATCCCTCCATTTCCTCTATACAGCGGAAAGTCTTTTTTGTTATCATTCAAATACCGAACACATTCTTTCATATACCTATCAGCAACAAAGAAAGCATCATTATAAGCTATAAGTTTCTCCTTAAAATCAGAACGCGATGAATATTCGTTATCTTTATTGACAAATCCAAAACGGGTGACATTTCCATCTCCATTTTTCACGATACGAGCATAGGTATAATATGCTAATGTCATTTTCAGCCCTACAAAGGAACGTTTGCCTCCACATTCTATGGTATAAGAACTACCATTAAGCAACTCACTATAATTTTCCGGATGTTCTTTCACATCTAAGAATAAAGCATCACCCAAAGCTGACTTCAAATCAATGTTCTCCGACTCCCGAATATATGCCTCTATCTTTTCCGTATCGATGTGTATTGACATCGTACGAGCCAACTTATAGACCTCATCTGTTGTTATTAGACACTGCAGCATTTCTTATATATTTAAGAGGTTGTACACTAAAGTCATTGGAAGGATTGAGAGGTTCATACCAATGCGCAAAAATTTTCTGAAAAGCCCGTTCAATCATGCGTTGTTGCTTTGACACAATAGAGTTATAGTATTCAAAAGCATCTTCCAATATATCCCCAGAAAAACCAACCTTACCAATCCGGATACAATACCAAGGCTCCTGCCCGAAAGCTGAATAAATACGTTCAACTACACTGGCATCAGTAACGGTAAACTCCTTATCATAATTTTTAGGACTAATATCCACAAACTCCGGTTTTTCTTCATCAGATTCCAAGGTTACCTCTAAGACCTTTGTCGCATTGGTGTCTCCTTGTAATTGCACAATAGTATCAGAAAAACCAGTATCTTCGTTAGTCCTATCCTCTTTTATAGGATTTCCGTTTTCATCAAAACGTACCGAAGAAGCACCTTTCTTTGTAATTATCATCCCGGAAGGCATGAAGTTACAGCGCACATTACGATACTTCACATTGGCTAATCCCTCATCCGTACTCATTTCCGTAATCACACGGTCAGCTCTTCCGATAGGATACACGAATTTCCCAGTGTTACTAATCCATAATATCTGCCCCTTATAGTTTTCAATCCCTCCGGCAGCCCGAATTTGCGCATAGACCACCTCCTTACGTGGATTAAATACATCTATAAACTCCACATTTTCTGGTATTACCTTTATGGCTTTTCCCTGACGGGTTTTCTTTCCTGTCCAATCCGGATGAACTGCGATTTTTGCGATATATCCGGATTCATCCTCCTCCAACAAACGGCAATTTTCAAAGGGGATGTGCTGTACTTCCACTATATCTGCGAACATATTATAATTAACATGTATCGCCATCCCATCGTAATCAGCAACATCCTTGCAGACGAAAGCATGGATGTCATCTGCCGTATCTCCACGGCGGTTAACCACATATTCAGAAAAAGCAACCTCACGAAACCCATTTCCCTCTATGAAATTGGCATAACGTTCTGCACATTCGCTACCCGTTGAACTCGCAGCGATGATATTTCTTAGATGTTGGGGATATAAATTATCATCACCGTAGCTTTGGATGCCAAGATTACGTAAATAGCCCGTGTCAACACGCCTATTACTCTTCTTCTTTAATTCATTTACGTTCATCGTTCCGTGAGGTTATTCTTTATTTCACCGTTTCTACGGCTTCTATAGTCTGCTTAGAGTCAACTACAGATTGAGCCTCTTTAATATGAGCATCCAATACTTTAGCTGTAACTTTCTTCCCGTTCAGTTTATAAGTCTTGAACGCATCTCTCACAATCTCAGAAGTAGCACCTTCCACTTCAAAGGCTTTCACCAGTTCTGAAACCAAAGTTTCATCCAATGGTAAAGCAGGACTCATCCGTCTTTCAACCCTTTTCTCCCAATCGGAAGGCGTTGAAGCAAAAAAGACTATCCCTTTAGGATTTTCCGCAAGATACCTTTCTGCCGCTTCGTCAGTGAGATTGTTGTTGGTGTACATTTCACTACTTCCAAAACCTACTTGGAGCAATACACCATTTTTCAATGCATAACTTGATTTTTCTTTCATTTTTCCATATCTTTTTAAGTACGAATGCATTTCAATCACAGCGTCACGATAGCAATCACCACATGAGGTCTTGGTAAATGTCCTACCAAGAACTTCATGAAACATCAGTTCAATGTCTGATTTATCAGAAGAAGAAAGGGAGACCTTATCTCCCAATCTCTTCAACTTATCAACCACCTCCAAGACAAGCATATTCCCTCCTATGCTGCCGGTTCAGCCGTCAAGGTATTGACAGCTGTCTTAGTTGCTTCATAACTCGTCTTGAACAAGAATAATGCAGATTTAGGCGTTTTCTGCTCTTCCAAGGTAACAGCCCATCCCCCTTCAGTATCCTCACTATACTTATCGTTGTCGATAGCTGTAGCTGTAAGTCCTTGATAGTAACCATACACCTGAAAAGCGGCATCACCAGGGTTTCCTTCTTTCTGTAAACCCTTATATTTATTCTCCAACACCACAACATAGGTACCGTTAGCCAATCCGTCAATAACATCAGCGCATACATCCGGATCGTTTGCCAATATCACAATCGCGACAGTATTGGTAAACGAACTACGATATGTGCCAGCCACTAATGAGGTCTTTGTACCCGTAAATGGATTTTTACCAGGAACAACAACCTTATAAGCCTTCTTCCCGGTTTTCATAGCCAGCGTTTCAATCACATTCTTTTTTGTAGAATTGAATACTGTGGCTGCAAAGTCCACATCCGCACGATTCATTATTACCCCTTCCTGCTCCAATCCTTGTACTACTGGATCATCACACGACGGAACAATATCTTTCTTTAAAATATCATCACATACTCCCATAGAATACCTCCTTTTGTCAATATGCTACTTGCACCAAGTTGTCCTCGCCAATCATAGAACCGAGTTTACCAGTAGAATAGATATAATTCTTACGGGGTTTTCTTTCAAACCAGATATCAAGGTCAGATATCGGGTTATCGCCTTCACAACCGTACATTAAATTGTCCGGAGAACATAGAACCGCACGGTGAGGAAGGTTCAGTTTCGTTTTATCGTTCTGATACGCTTGAATAAATCTATCCCAAATAGAACATTTTACGACCGTAACGCCGTCATACTCTCCTACTTCAAGGCCGTCAAAAATGACCGTCCAAGGCATAATAACCTTATATTTCTCCCTCACATCACGTGACAAAGAATCACATAATGATTTTGTAGCAAAAATTGCATGTCCGGACTTCTGGAAAATACGGCTATCCGCATCTTCAAGCATCGTGTCAAACACAGATGTAGCAGCCCCCAATTCTTTCATCTTGGACTTCTGCAAAGCATAAGATGCTTCAGAGTTGGCTGATATAACGGTATGCTGACCGGAATTCTCTGCACATATGGCAAACAGGCGTTTAAAGAAACCGTCACATGTCTTGAACAATTCTACATTCAATCCATCCGTAATTTGACCGGAACCGTCAATATTAGCGGCATCCTTGTCTCCAAACCAAGTGAAGCGCCATAACATTTTCATCATTGCTTCCGTCAGTTTTGGAAGGACAATCCCATCCATATATTCAGTAGAAGTAAGGTCCGCAATATTGGTACCGGTCTTCAAGCAGTACTTTGCAATAGTATTCTCCAAATCCTCATAGCACATTTCCAACGGAACTTGCCAGTCGCCAATTTCCCATACTTTCTGGGCGGCAGCGATAGCCACTTTTTGATATTCAGGGTCACATCCGGCACCTGCGATACCTACATCCTCCATCTCACCGATGAAGCCAACTTTCTTGCCATTGGTCACTTTAGGCATGAACGTCATAAAACGCTCCATATCCTCATTTTGAAAGACTGTCAGTTCAATCAAGTCTTTCAAATCCTTCACCGCCTGATTGTCTGGCGTCAATTTTGAAAAATCTAAAATAGGCATACTCAATTCTCCTTTCTTTACTTTTTAGTTCTCTTCTCCCTTTCCTCTCTCAACTTTCTTTGAATAGGTGTCTCCTCTGCACTTGCTTGTGTCTCAACAGTATTCTTGAAGGATTGGGTACGCAAAGAGACTCTATAGGTTGAACAATGTTTTGCTAGCCAATTCTCACCTCCTGCCATCTTTACAGCATTCAGTATCTTATTGTCCTCAACTGTACGGGCATTGGTTTTCAATGCCGCATTTTCCTCTTCAAGTTCTTCAATGCGCGCCTTTAAAGCTTCAATCTCCTCGTCACCGTTTGCTTCTTCCGGGTCTTTGATTTCTGTAATCACTCCGTCTGTTACAATGATAGTCTTACCATCGGGCATAACATGCTCGCCATCGGGGGATGCCGCATCTCCCACCTGCGGTTCTCCTTCTTCACGTTCCACCGTCAGTGTATTACCTTCGGCATCTGTCAGTTCCATAGATACTACCGGAATGTCTTCTATCTTCTGGTAGCCACATTTCGCAAGCAGTCTGTCAATGATAGATTGCTTTACCGTTACTTGTTTCTCTTTGTTCATTTTCTCACTATTAAGTTTATAATCAGTTCCTTTTGCTGTAGTCGGTATAAGAACACCAGATATAAATCCAAGTTGTTTTGCAACCTCACCGCCAAACCATGCCTCCTTGTTCATCTGGACCTCCAAAATGGTCGATTCAACTCCTGTCCGTTCAACATATACAGCCATCATCTTATCCTTTTCCGCTTCCAGACTTGATTTGATGGATTCTATAGTTTCAAGGTCCAATAAATCATCATATCTTGCCAAATATGGTTTGTGGATGAGAAACTTTGCATGAGGATAAGCTTTTCTGCGTTCAAGTGGAGCAGAAAGCAAAATGATGGTAGCCATAGAAGCACATCGTCCAACAACGGTACAAGATATTTCCTTGCCCGACGCACGTAATGCATCATAAATAGCATACCCCTCAACCGTATCACCGCCGCACGAATGGATTTCAATGTCAATTTTAGGGTCAGCCGGGTCAAGCCATGAAAGGAAGTATTGGATATCCGGAAACGAAAGCCCCTCGTCACCGGTCAAATACCAATTTTCCATTTTATCCTTATCAGCTACAATGTCCTTGTTAATGTATAATTTAGCCATATCACATAATTGTTTGTAACAAAGGTAGAAAACATGATACGGCTTGAAGAAAATAAGAAGTCTATTCCACTGACACGCTTTGTCAGCAACTTTTTCAAAACAAAAAAAGAGCGGAATAATTCCGCCCCCCCTAAACATCCACCTTACTTGAGAACTTATCTATTATCCGATAAATTGTCCTTTCCGCAATATTATACTCATCGGATAAATATTGCATGATATAAGTCTTTTTATGTCCCTCCTTTGACAGACGGACATATTCTTGATACACGGGAATATATTTCACATCCCCGACATCAAGCGAAGCATCCCCCATCATTTGAAGAAGACTCTTATTCAATATCAATAGTTCATATGCTTTCATATACTACCAAGATTTTCAACGTACTTAACCCTATTAGCAACAGAGGTAAACTCTTCCACAGAAACCACCGGAGCAGGCGCCATCATCATACCTTTTGCAACAGCTTTGGCCAGCATGTCCTCTCCTAACGCCTGATTGGAAGAAGCTGTTACATTAATGGGAATACCTCCTCCTATCTGATTGAAAGCCGACAATAACGGAGCAAACATCGAGGTTGCAGCAGCCGTCATTACACTTTCACCGTTGGACAACATAGCAGGTATGGAATCGCTTGTACCGGAACCTGGCCCTTCAACTTTACCTCCTTGTGCAAATTTAGCACTTTTCACCGATTTCATAGCCTTTCCCATAACAGTAGTTACAGATGCCACTACAGTACCTATCGCAGCAAGCATGTCAATCCATGTTGCAGATGAGCGGGTAGCTGTTTCTACGGCTTTGGCAATGGCTACCCCTTGTGCGATAGAAACCTCCGCAATAGCCAGTATTTTCGCCAACTGGGCCATATTCTCGTTATCTCCTGCCGCTTGTTCCAACAAATCAGAAAGATTCCCTGCCAAGACAGAAAGGGATTCACCTTTATTTTGCTGCATCTCCACTTCCTTGTCAATGACCGCCTGCTTTGCATCCAAGTATTCTTGGTCTGCAGCAAGCTGTCTGGCCCGGAATTCGGCATCACTCTCCTCTCCCATCCGTCTCAAGCTGTCTTTCAGTTCAAGCTTCTGCTGTTCCTGCATACGAAGAAGCTCAAGTTCACTATATCCATTCAATTTAGCTTCTGCCAATTCATTATCCAATCGAAGTTTGAGTGCATCAGCTTGTTTCTTTGCTGTATCATTCTCATGTTGAACGGACAAATCATCAATCTCTTTATTGTACTTCTCCGTGACAGCAAGCTTCATCTGTTCAGTAAGCTCTTTCTGACGAAGTTCTACGTCACGTTGGACAACAAGTTGCTGTATTTTGAGTTGGTATTCCTGCTCACTTCCAGCTTTTACGGATTCAAGTTGCAGAGAGATTAGTTTCTGCCGGTTCTCCATCTCCTTCATCAGTTGTTCTTCCGATAATTGCTGTAATGCATCATTTTTTTGCTGTTCAAGTGCAATGATCTGCTGATTGAGTGCTTGGCGCATAGTTGCTGTAAGACCTATTTCAGTACGTAAACGAATGCGTAAATCCTCTATCTGACGCTCATACACTCTCTTAGTCTCAATAAATTGTTTTTCTTGGGCATCCTTGACTATCTTCAAGGCTTCATCTTCTGCTTTTCGGATTTCCTCGCGCTCTTTTTCTTTGATGGCAGCCACTTTCTCTGCCACAGCTTTCTGCACTGTGACTATTTCTCCTCTAATCGTATTCTCCTGCTCAAGTAATTCCATAGTTTTAGAGAAATACTCCTTCTCCGCATTGTATTTTGCAGCTTCAAGTTCAGCCAACTTATCATTTGTCTCTGCATCATTTTCTGCCCATTCTGAACGCTTACGAAGAAGCTCAAACTCTCTCGTTGCCAAATCCACATTCCGCTTTGCCTGCTCCTCTTCAAGCTTATTAGCCTGCTTTACGAAAGCAAGTCTCTCCTCTGCCGTGAACTTCTCCTTGTCTTTCGCCTGCTGGCGCAAACGTGCGACCTCCAGCTGGTCTTTAGCATTCTGTACTTGGTCCGTTCGCGCTTGTTTTGCTATGGCTGCTTCTTCCTTAGCCAGTTTGATAGCCTCTCTATTGGCATCGTTAATGTCCCTGATATACTTTCCTATGCCAGGCAATTTTTCTGCCATCTTAGCTATCCATCCAATCATCTTTGCTCCAGACTCGACAACAGATAGAATACCTCCCGCTAATCGTTGAACTATGTTCAAAAGAAAATCAAGTGACCTTGATAATGGAGCAGTAATAATGTTCCAACGATTTGACGCTTCTTCACTGGAATTTATAGCTTTGGATACAAGCATTATCGCTGCAGCAATATTAGCAAGAATAGCAACTATCGGATTCGTCAGTAAAGCTAATAATTGCTTACTAAATCCTATAACAGCTGTTTTCCCAACATTAAAAGCTTGTTTCACTCCTCCAAGTTCTGTTTGCATTTTAATAATTGAATCAAGAAATGGGATATTTGATTGTGCAGCCTTTAAAATAGCAGCTTCATAGTTTCCTACATTCCGATAAAAGCGCAGCGTTTCTTCTTCCGCACCTTTCAGTTCATCGGTAATGGCATTTATCTTATCTTGCAGCTCTTTGCCTTTGACTCCCTCACGCTCTACACGACTTAATCTGTCATAAGCAGCAGTAAGATTGGAAAGCTCAGCCCGCAACCTAACAAGGCTTCCTTCCATCTCTGTCTGCTCTTTACGTTCATTTTGAATTTGTTTATTCAATACACGGATAGATTCGGTGTATTCTTTGGCGGCTATCTTTGTTTCTGCCATCATTAAGTTGTATTTTTCCCTCTCTATCCGCCCTTTACTCACATCCTCCTTCAACTGCTTTTCCCTTGCTTTTAATTTATCAAGTTCAGTACTGTATTCAGCTATCTTAGTAATGGCTTTATCATACCTCACTTTAATCTCTAATATTTTCTCTTCCGCATTTCCCATAACTACACCTCCAATTGTAACAATTTACATTCACATATTCCCGTATCTTCTGCCTTAATGGAAATAATGGCATAATATCTACCATATTGGGCCAAATAAATTGGAACAGTCATATCTAAGTCTCTCAACTCAATATCATTTATTTCTATCTTTTCTGTAATAACAATAGGCCTTCGTATGATAGATTGGTATGTTTGGTAATACATAGAAAGGAGTGTATTCCAATCAAGACCAGTAAATACCCCTTTCACACCATTATAAGCCAATAATCTTGGCTCAACTGAATTGTATTCCAAATTACCTTCCTCATCATATGAATATATTGGTATCTTGGCTACATCCGAGAATTGGTCACTAGCAGCAAACGGCAATTCAACAACATCTCTTTCACTTTCTATCGTTTCGTTTTCTACAAACAAATACCCATCATATTTCCCCACTACCGTATCATCCTCCTTCCATCTATAAAAATTCTTTTGAGAAAAATCATCAAGAGAATAGGCAATCGCATTAGGTTTATTATCTTTATATGTAGCAACCAGCCTACGGGTCCAATCCAACGCTTTCGCCTTATTAGACATAATTGTATCAAATGATACAAACACAAGGCCGTTACTTTCTGTGAACAAAGGGAAAGTACCTATGATTGCCGATATAGCTTTAATAAAATCAGACTGCTTTATATCTGGCAGATTAGGTATTATCCAATATCTACCACCCAATAATATTTCTTGCTCTATATTCGTTATCTTCAACGTGCCGCTAATAGAAACGACATCAGATGGCTTGCCTATATTCTGCAAAGCAAATTTCAGATGAGGAATAGAAGAATGTAGAGTAGAAAGCATCTCTGTTTGCCTATTCTCAAATTGAAACAAGACCTCATATACACCGTCACTTATAAAATTTACATTCAGTAATGGAATTGTAAGTACAGTACTTGTATCCAGTTCGCTACCGACTTCATTGAAGTTGTAATTATAAACTTCCAATGTAGCAGATAATGGAGCCACATTTGTATTTACTTTAACTTTAAAATTACCCGATATCTTAGGTACAGCATTTATGACTTTAGACCTATAGCCATTGTAATATCCTCCACTCACTCCGTTTCCTATTACTGCAAGGTTTCCATAAAACGAACCAACATTTCCCATATCGTTGAAGTATATGTTTGTCTTGCCAGCCCTATCCTCTGCAACGCCCTTTAAATCAACGGTTATAGCTTCGATTTCTGCATACTCTTCGCTTGGATTTTTTTCCAATAATGGAACAAACATGTTTTCCAATAAAGCCTCTTTGTCTTTTGGAAAAATAAAAGATATGCCGTTATCCTCTTCTATGTATTCCATGATTTGTTTTACAGACTGAACAGGATGATACCACACCATTGAATCTCCATTTCTGAAACCATAGTCAACCTTTGGATATACACGATCATTTTCTCCCCAATCTTTCCATTCAATATATTTCGGATAATATATACCTCCCACATATTCACCAGCATCCATATCTCTCAGGCTTTTTCCACTTTCAAGCATTGATGATAGTGCTGTTATATTTCCCCACGTCATGGCAATCTCAATCTTATCAGATATAGATATAAGTACAGCCTTAGCAGTTGGAATAACCTCTACCCCATTACGAAAATATCTTGCATCATGATATTTCCGAGGATAACCGGAGTCTGCAGATGGAAGCTCAGCATGCGATATGATACGTTGATTCCTTATTGTCTTAGGTAATTTGATTGTATAACTATTATTGCTCACAATCTTACTCAAGTCTGTAAAAATATTGCTCTTGAAATTAAGTGTAATCTTGGTATTATCGTCCAAGTCTACCAACTTACCATCAATAAATAGCATGTCATTTCTCATAAGCTTTGTACTCTTGTTTCTGGTAATATGATTGTTGCTACGAAATCCTGCAATACGGCTTTTGTCTTATTGAAATTACCAACAGATACATTCACCGCCTTCCAGCTATCAACTCCATTCACATTTTTACCTGCATACATATCAACGATGGGTGACAACGCGAGTTGAAACAAGAAGTCAAACGTTTCAGAGTCCACTAAAGGAGCACACACCAACAATGTATTCTCTTCTGTTTTTCTCTGCTTACGTCCTGAACCTCCATGATAGCCATTAACATAGTTATAGTCTTGCATATTATTACGAATGAATTCACCATCATTGGCAATTTGTTTGCTCTCATCACCACGTTTAAACAACCAATAGCAATAAAAGCCATGACGATTTATCCAACGTAAATAAATTCCATCCGTGCATTCATCAACTAAAAGCCTCACATTTGCGGCCACATTCGTCAATGCGTGAAAAGTAAAGTCAAAGGTATTATCGAATACACTTGCTCCCGTACTGGTTCCAGGGAGATTCAAAACAACATCCCTATTCGCATCAATACCCTGCAAAGTAAGATTATACACTTTGCGGTCAGACAATATGATGGACGGCAAAACTTGACCGTCAGCAGTCACACTAACAGTACCGGCCCCCGCAGTGTACATACCGACCGTAAATGGTAAGTTCCTAAACCATGTTAGAATACGGTCACCATTATATCTTTCGCCGACTTTCATTGCGCCCCAAATAATAAAAGTATTAAACTGGAAACTTTCTCCGATAGTGCTATCAGACGTATACATATCCACTTCAACAGAGAACAGACGCCCAAGCTGACTATCTTGTGGAATAGAGGATTGATAGTCAATCTTGCCAAACTCCGTTGCATCAAAAGCCGATTGCATATAGAAAGACAGATCAAAGAAACATGCGGTTTTAAATAATGCACGTTTTTCCTTATATTCCTTTCCGGTAAGTACGTCGGTTATCGTTGCTTCCACCCATGCCCAAGTATATCCACTAATATTTATCACTACCGGATTGAAACAGAAAGATATTTCATCCGGATACTCGATTGTAGTATTTCCTATCTTATGCGTCCTCATTACTATGCAAATTTATATGTTGTACATCGTTCAGAAAAACACCAAACACACGGTCCATAATATCCCGTATCGCTTGTGTAACACTCGTTGAATATATATCCTCATGCGTTCCAGAGTGATAAAGCCTAGTACCCTCATTTGCAATCTTACGAGCTACGAGATAAGCAAACGATTTAGGCTTTTCTACTTGAATCCTCTTATCCACCACCCATTGCTGAATTATTTGATAAAAACCTTTTGGGATTTTTCCCGGTCCGCGTCCTGTTTCCAGAACTCCAAAAGCCTGTCTACCGAATAAAACACCATGATTATCATCGACTACGACATGCAGGCTCTTGATGGTTCTTCCGCTTGCACGCTGTCCAGCTTGTATATGATTCTCAATGATACGCTGCCGAAGTTTATCCAACTCCTCGTTCAGTATATCTTTAACGTCCTTTCTTCTGTCTTCCATAACTAACACATGGGTACTCCTTGAACCTCTTTCAGTTTCAATTCTATTACTATTCCAGTAACATTTACATCCAGCTTATCATAGAAAACGGAATAAGGGACCTCATCGCTTACCCACTCAAACAGCCCGCTCCTATTCAACTCACGGATAAATTGAACTGCATACCCTTTGCACCTCTCAATAACCTCATCATTCTCCACCCCATCGAAATCAAATTTGGTCTTATCAGCAAATGCTATCATGCAGTTAGGAGAATCCCTTAGCTGTGTTCTTGATATGACGAATTTCCCGGATATAGGAAGCAAATTTATAATGGCCGGCAATGGCATCTTATCCAACCGGATATTGGCAGTCGCCCAGTTATCGAACAAATAGGTGACTCCTTCCAGCTTTTCTGCAACAGAAGCTATCTTCCTTTCTACACTTGTATTCATTGCTTATTCTGATATATTTCTCGTAATCGACGTTCATAACGTATTTTCTCCGCATCCATGTCAAGACACTTGTACACTCTTACCCATGGAACACTCTCTACCTGCTCATGGTCAGTTATCCCCATACGGGTAGCATAGTAATCCACCAAGCCAAACAACCCGAACGAAAGCTTATCCACTCCGGCACGTCTTTCTTCCGGAGTCGGTGCCACGCTTGTAGTTTCAAAGAGCTTGGTAATACGTTCAACTTCCCTAGCTATCCATGTGGAGAATCCCAAAATATCCGCTGCTTCATACTTCTCTATCTTATCAATAGACAAACCAAGGACAACACGGCATGGAACCATTATACAATCTATTCCATTGCGTACGGATTGCAGTTCCATCAACTGACCTATGGTGAGGTCGTTCAGAGTCTCCGGAACTCTGACACCTGCGACAAAGTCCGGTTTAGGCAACTTTCCTATCTGCTCCAACAGTTCAGTAGCATTGCTCGCCACGTCACTCAATATCAAAAACTCTTTTACTGTCATATCTGTCCTAATTTTGCTTTTGGTCTTTTAGGTATCGGTTTTATACGAAAAAGCATTGCCATTATCAACATGTCGAGGTAATCCGGAGAATGCCCGAGTATATCTTTCATCTTCTCCTTGCTGATTATCCCTTTCTTCCGGGTATCGGCATCTATATGGTCTTGCTTCAAGACGGACAATTCTTCCATTATGCGCTCCCTTTGCGCTTCCGTACATATAACCCTTATCTGCCGATTATTTATTAGTTCTGCAAGCTTAAATGCACATTCAGACTTCAGATTGTCGTACTCTGGATTAACAGGTCGGTTACCACCATGAAATTCTTTGATACCATTCAAATAACTTTCAAGGTAGCTTCCAAGTCCATCACTATCAACTACCATCATGCTACGTGGAATCTTCCACTGTATCATCATGTTTTTAAGGTCCGTCTCAATAGATTTACCCGTGCTATATTCCTGGTCTAACCGGATATAACACACATTACCCACCCAGTGCCCCCCGACAAAGCGGTCGCGTCCTTTCATGGCAAGGTCAGCTGCTCCCGTCGATAAACCAGCCGATATTACATGCTCATTAGTAAATAAGTCGCAAATAGCATCATAATCACAAAGTGCTGTCGGGTCGTTGTCATACTCCCAATTACCATAGTACAAGCGCTCCTTTGTCACTTTGTCCCTGGTATTACGGAGCGTATCTATGTAGTCCTCGGTAGCGTAGGGATTATCCTGCACCAATGCTTGAATAAAAGCGTATGGGGCTTCCAGCCTGCCTTCTTTCCACGGTTTGTAGAACTCACGATAAAGCCAGTTCTTCTTCGGATTGCAAGTGATAAGTATCTTTCCGGATATTCCATACACATCATTCAAGTGCCGTCCTATACGCGTCTTCAAAACCTCAAATGCGAGGTAGTGAACCTGCCCGGCTTCTTCAATCCACCCTCCAGTAAACTCCTTGGAGCCCAATCGCTCATACATCGGGTCTTTGACGGGATAATATGTCAAGTCAAGAAAGATGATTTCCGACCCATTCCCTAAAAGTATACCGTCATTGGTCTGCTTGTAGTCAGTGAATCGATGCCACTTTGCCACCTTGTCGAAAGTGACAGAGATAGACTCACGGCTATCTTTCAAATTATTTCGGCCAGCGAACCATCGAGTGCCCGGGAGATAGTAAGCACATTGCATAAGCCATTCACACCCAAGCCATGACTTTCCACCTCCACCAGCTCCACCATAACACAGAAATTTCGTAACATCGTCACGAAGGTAGTTATAGGCTAACCTCTGCTTTATATTGACCTTATATCCCATTACTTGACTTTCTCCGCATCTTCTGTATATGGTAGAAAATTAAATCCTTTGAACTCTTTTCCTGCATTCGTATGGTCCACTTCCTGCTTGTCAGCAAGCCCTAACTTTCGGGCAATGATATTCGCATTGAAAGCTCCAACGCACGCTCCTTCAAACTGCTGCGTCTCGATGGTTTCCTCCACGCGTGCGATGACCTCCAAAAAATCTTCATCATTCTTATTTCTACATTCGGAACGAAAAGTGCTCCACCACTTGGAAGAAGCACCTACATAAATACAGAAACCGGTTAGGGAATACGGACGGGAAGTCGGGGAAACCTCTTGTTGTACTTGTTGCTCATTGACTGTCTCCACTTTCTTCCCTTTCTTCCTTCTTACCGGAACAGTCTTTTGAATGGCCTTTTTGGACAACCAGGGATTTTCATCACACCATTGGAAATACTCACATGCCGCCTCCCATAAGAGTTCTGGCGTGGAAAAGAGTTTATCCCTCCCATGCTTGCTCCTTAACATCCAAAATTTATTTCCCGTCGGTGCCGCCATCTTATTTCTTCTTGAATCGTTCGTCCAATATCTTAGGAACAGTGTTATTCCAATTAATCACGTGGTGCAATCTTTTCGTTTCCTCGCTATGGCCCATCACGCCCACCTTCACAGAAGACGGCATCATCATAACCGTATAAAAGCTCTTGACATACGTCCCTTGACTCATGTATATATCCGTCATACCTCCTTTATTCTTCTGTGTCTGCTTCTGGTTTAGCGCCACTTGTGGAACCTGCAGAAGCAGACATCCCCTGCTCCCAAGTGTGGTATAGGTGTTCACATCTTCATTAATGCGACCAACGAATTGGAACGGTCTATCTACGGAACAGATGAAAGAATTCATCGCTTTTCGTTTCATCTTCTCGCCTTTCAAAATATCGTTCTCCTTTCCTCCTACAAAATCGCCTCTCTGAGCCATAGCCAAAGTGAGAGCCGGAATACTTTCATAAAAACGTAGCATAGCTTCAAATACCACGTCCAATTGCTTTATTGCCCTCTGTTTGACTGTACCATCTCTGCCGTAAGTAAAAGAAAAAACATCGTAATCATCATCCAGTTCTATGAAGTATTTGTAGCCAAGTTTTCTTGCTATCTGAAAGCAAGCATTACGCGCATAAACAATAGCTCTGCGATCATCAAAATTATCCGCTTCATCAAAAGTCTTTGCAATCTTTGGTTTATCGAACATTACAACGTTTTTATATTTCGCGTAATACTCTGCGGCCACTTTATCTTCATTGTCTATCACATAAACAATCGGTCCCGTATAGCCACACTTCCGCAGTGTCTTATCTGTAATGACGGAACCGGCACGGCCATGCGTCAGTATGAATGCTGCAAAATCACTCCTCATCTTCAGTATCCTCCAGCATTATTTCATAAATATCTTCCTTGAATCTGGAATAACCGTTCTCTATCGCCTTATCAAAGTCTATTATCACCAGCGCAGACGCTTCCATCAGTTCCTGAATCTCTTTCTCCTGATGGGCGTAGAACTCTGCTATCCGTCCGTAATCGAATACAATATGTCTCAATGCAGCTATCCGAAGGAAAGACTTCACATTTTCCGGAACGTTTGAATTATCTATTTCCGAAATCAGTTCTTCATATTTGCTTTTATCATAGAGAGAATTTATTTCCGGGCATACAGGGTTTTTAGGCTCATACACCGGAGCTTCAATCTTTTTCGTGTATTTATTCCGGGCATCACTTTCACTATCTACCAGACTATCATAGTCGAAATCAAAGTTTAATCCCCAATCCATCAAAGACTCTGCATTCCACTCCTTCAATAGTTTTTCGTCCCATGTACCATTATTCACGTTATCACGGATAATAATCTCCCGTTCTCGTTCTTCTGTCAACCCATGAAGCAGAACCGTCGGCACATCAGAAAGTCCTAGTTCTACACTGGCCTCATACCGTTGGTTTCCGGCTATAATCACCAGTTCCCCAGTCCGGTCAGAGAGTATGATGGGCCGTGCTTCGAAGTAGTCCGGATTACTATGAATAGACTCTTTGAGTATCCGCATCTGCTCCTCTGATATGGTTCTGGGATTGTTACTCAGTTTTTTAAGGTCTTCTATTTTTCTATAAATTATCTCCATTGGCACACTATTTTACGTTACGAAAATAAAGATACCGAATAATCCACGAACGGACTATTCGGCATCAAAGAAGTTACTGACACGATTTGGCAGAAGATTTTGCTTTAGCCAGCAATACCTTAAATAAATCCCAACCTTCAATTTAACAATTACACCGTTAATGGTTAACAAGTACATTTACCAGCTAAACCATGTTATAAGATGGCTGAACAAAGGCTCATAATTTGCACAACTCCCACAAAACCGTACCTTTGCAATGTGTTTTTCATAGTATTAGATTAAGGTTAATAAAAAAGATTGGCTGTCTGGGAAGATAGCCTTTTTTTGTAACCATTGGCAATATCTTTTCTTTATTAATCACCTGGTCGTTCATACCGTTTCTTCAATTGTTTCAAGACTATTTCCATACCGTTATCCAACCCTTTCTTATAGCCGGACATATGTTCACCTATGTTGTAAATCAAACATCCTACAACAATAAGGACAACCCCTAAAGCTCTATGCCAATAAGGGAGTGATATGCTGAACGGCGAAAATGTCAACCGGAAATGCCCGATGAATAATACTGCGATGATGAATATCGCAATAAAGAAAATGAGGTCTGTTTTCATGTCTATTCCTTATATTAAATTGGGATTATCGTAAATATTACTGACGATTGTCATAGTCTGCCATTCGCCTAAAGGTCTCATGCCGACTTTTTTTTCAAAATCGAATTGTAATGCGAATGTAGCAAGTTCTTTGTTCCACAATACAAGAGCTATATGTTGCTCACACATAAGTATGTCGCCTTCATAGATTTCTTTACCGCTCTTGTCGCACAAGCCGGTGAACTGCCCGACGGTTTCAGCCCATACGTCGTAACAGCAGCCGTCTTCCGGAGAATATATCCTCGCCTTGTCCGTAAAGATAAGCCCGTTTTCGTCCCTTCCGGCAGTATAGAAAAAAGAGAGAAATCCATATACCCATTTCCCAGTATCAATACCTTTACCTCTGAATTTTATTTCACGCTTCATAATCAATACCTTTTTCCATGTTTGTTTTCTCTCAATTCGTTGTATCGCATCTTCTGCTCCACATGCCATATAAGGTCTATGTTCAGATGTTTGGCAAACCCGAAAATAGCCAATAGCATGCTATTTAATTGATTTTCTAATAGACTGTCATATTCATACTCACACCGTATAGGAATTGTAGATATAGCGTATATGCTTTCTGTGAAGGTCTCATTATTGCAGCTTTCTGTTGCTTCGTATATCATTTCACCTGAAAAATCATCAATGGATATATTTCTTAATCCAGCCAAATCAAGCAGGCGTATGCAGGCGTCGGCAAACTCGTCTTCCACACAGTCTTTGATATATTTTTCAAAACTATACTTAAAATCGGCATTGTAATGCGGCTCTTCATCCTCATAATAATCTTTGAAAGATTTCCTATCAGCATATTTATTGTTTCTATCCGCTTCCACAGCTTCCATAAGCTCGGATATGACAAGGCAAAGGCAGTGTTCATTACTCAGCTCTTCATCGTGAAAACCGTGTTCGCAAGCGGTTTTATAGGCGCGGTCGCGCAATTCATTTAGATTCATGTTTCCTATCCTTTAATTTGTTATACTCATCCTCAATACATTTATTGATTTTAGCGGCTTCCTCGTACCGTTCCTCATTAATCATTGCGCTTTTCAGCCATTCAAGTTGGTTTATATAAATGAATCGGTTACACTCTGAAACCCTACGGGTGTATTCCCTTATCTCATTCAGCTTGTCCTCCATGCGCCTATGCCATCTGCTTACCATGATTAGGACAAATCCTAATGCAACGGCATTGAATAAAGTGATGGAGATTTTAATTATCAGTCCTACAGTTTCCATAATCATATTAATCAATCAGTTCAAATTCGTAAGCAAATACATAAGGGTTGGACTCCCACGTACCTTTGCCGGAGACTTTATCTATGAGGGCGGCAAAGGCTTCACGAGGGGTGCAATAAGGCTGAATGTCCCCTTTATAATAATAAGCATCCATAAAATGTGTATCTGCACTTCCGCATTGTCCTTTATAAATTCCTTCTTTCAAGCAATCTTTATCGGAGATGCCTTGAAGTTTTTCTATCTTGATATTGGTAATGCGGATATGATGGGGCATGAGTTCGGCTTTTGTAAACAACTTGTTAGTCCAACCTGCAAGAGAATTGATAGTTGTTTTATTACCATTACTCTTCCATTGAGATACCTCCGCAAGGGATAAATCTAAATAGCTCTGCGCAATAGCAACAACTTCACCAACCTTGTATTTTGGAAATATCTCGCCCATATCAAACTCTCTTTCATCTGCATCATACATACAAGGCCAACCCACAATCTTTTTATCAGAATGGCGTCTGTGTATATTGAATCCGGCAACCCATTCTCCTTTAAAAGTTCTTGGACATTTGACTATTCTTCTCGTCATAGTCTTCCGACCATCCAATACAGCCTGGGTTAGACTGTATTTATCATTGAACATTATCTTCTTCATTGCTGTTTCTCCTCTACTTTAAAAGATAATTTCTCAAGTTTCTCAATCTGCTTACGAAGAGAAGCGATTTTCCTAATCTTCATTTCTTCCGCCTTTTTCAACGCTTCGGATTTATCGGTGAATGCGTTTTCCCCTATACAGAAGTAAGAACATAAACCATCCCTTACATATTCTCCATCTTCAAATCTACTTCTAATAATATCTGCTTCTATCTCTTTAATACCTTTTGTTAAGGCATACTTTGTTATAAATACTTTTGCCATAGTTGTAATCATTTATAAGGTTAAAGTGAATTAAGAGAGATAGCGGACACGGGGCGAACCCAATTGTAACTGCCCTGATCGTCGTTGAACCTATTACCATTGTCCCAATTGAGAATAAAATTATTGCGTTTGTTTGCTTTTCTCGTAGAACACCAATACCATTCATTTTTTATTGGTTGTTTTCCGCAGATAGCTAAGGCTGCATTCAGCATAACCTTATGTTCATACCCTAAGACACTCTCTTGTAGTGTAGGAATGTGCCAACTTAATCCACATAAGTCCAATGCTATGACTTTCTCAGCAATTTCGCTTCCGGATACAGCTAATGCTTTGGTATTACCTATTCCATCGGTATCCTTCATACCTTCTTCTGTGGTTGGATATATCTTTCCTGTTTGCTCTTTCTCCCAATCAAGAAGAATATGGGTATCATTATCCATATCTTCCGGATAGAAGAATAAAGCATTGCCATCATGGATAATAACTGCACATTGTGCCTGTTCGTTTTCTTCATGCAGTCCCCAAAATTTAGGTTCTACAAAATTCTTATTGACGGTAAAGATGAATACACCATTACCTACATTTTCTTTTGTGTAAATTCCTTTGCTCATAATGGTTATATAAGTTTTAAAGTTTCTTGTATTCCGGCCTCCAATGCTTCTTCGTAGGATTTATAATGGATAATAGGTCTGTCAGACAATCCAACTAAGTCATGGTTCGGAATTGTTAGTATATCATATATCCAATAATTTTCATACATATAGGATATTTCAATATGCAGGTTCTTGGTTTCACGAAGCCACTTTTGGGCAAATGATTGGTTTGGTGCAGATATTAAATGTATAGCTATCTGACATTTGTTACATGGAATAAAATTTGCACATGTATGGAAATTTTCACATAATTCTGGAACTGGAAGTGAATTATAACTCGATTCAATCCTATTAGGGTCTTGGTATAAATCTCCATTATTTTTATAAGCGAATAATGTTCTTTCATTAAACCCTTTCTTTTTCAGCAGCTTCGCTGTCTCTAATGTTACAAGTTCTTCGGTCATGGTTGTTTCTCCTCTTTTCTTGTTTTGATTTATAACTCTTTAAATTCCTGCTCCAGTCGGCATTTTTTTACATAAAGTCCATCTATAATGTATTGGGTACAATACTTGGGAAGAGTGATAACCGCAATGTCACCGGATGTCTTGACGGCATCGCGATACACACAGCATTCCCTGCTGCTTTTTAGAATTGACTCAAGAAGAGAATTACACTTTTCAATCTCTTCCTTAAGGATTTTAGCCCTTTCAAACGATTCATTTTTCATAAAAAATAATAATGAGACGTACACAGAGGAGGGAAATTAATGGCTGCCGCACAACCGTTAATCTCTTGCCAGAAGTGTTCCTCCTCTATTTTTACCCATGAGGACCACAACAAACCGTCCATATCCCTGCGTACATAGAAAGGCGGTCCGTAAGGGTCACATACAGCCAATATCTGCACATGGCTGTTTTCATTGTAGGACACAACTTTCATCTTGGAGGAATCGAACAAATCCCCCTCTATTTTCTTTCCCGGACTGATGTTGTACGAGTAGTTAAAGTCCTTATGTACATTCAAGGTCTTCCATGGGTATTCCGGGAAATCTATTATTCTCAGGTCCATTCTCACTCCTCTGTTTTCAGTTCAATCTTTTCTGCCCGTCCCCACCAGGAGCGCTTGTTGTGCTCTTTAATCAAGTTTTCCAGCAGGTAGCGCTTGTATTCTTCATCAGAAGCTTTTCTGCGTTCTTCATAAACCTTTTCTTGCAGGGAATTGGCCTTGTTTTCCAACCTGGTAATTTCTTCGACAAGCTTCTTGACATACTCATCCTTCAAGGAATAGATAGCCCGTGTTTTCCTGGAAAAACTGAATCCTTCTTGTACATCAGTAAATTCAGCCAGCGTATTCCCGTCACCCAACGCTACGACAAGCATGGAAATACTTTCCGCGCTTATCTCATAGCGTTCTTTTATCTCAAAGGAATCAGGCAGTTTCCCGTTCTTGATTTCTATTCCGTCCACATTGAATATAAGGTCCTTGCCGTCAAAGACCACTTCTTTCTTGTTCTGTTCCATGATACTAATCTTTATTTATAACGTCGTTGATGTTCCACTCTATTTGAGGGACTTGAATCTTTTGGGAGAATAGTCCCTGTAATTCCTTTACAGTAGCCTTGTGCGCTTGTGCTACGTCTGTCCCATAATACCACCGGTCATGATTGCAAAGAATAAAATCCCCTTTGTGTTGGTAGCATCCGACCGCTTCCCATATGTTGTCATGGTCCAATACAAACCATTGGTTCTTGTCTGTATCATCTCTCAATGCAGCAATACCCAAGAAAAATTCTTCATTGGTTCCGCAATCAATAGAAATATCTATATCTGGGTTATTTTGCAAATCCCATTCAGGGGTTGCAACATATCTCCATTCCTTTGTTTCCTTAATTCGGAATGTTGCAAGACATTTACCCATCCATTTTCCATTATTAAGTTTATATCCCAAAATTTCCAGCTTCTTCCGAAGCTCCGGTGTATTTTTGCGTATAAAGCACGGTGTTGTAAATCCCATATTTATTCTCCTTTCAGTCTTTTAAAAAATTTCATCGGAGACACTAAGGAACCCGACGAAATGTCTTTGAAAATTTCACTATCATCATTCACACCCAATACAAGACAATACTCCTGCGGATTAACTTTTGCCAATTCTTGGAGCATCTTCTCCCGATTTACACCAGCATAAAGAATCCCGGTATATTCCAAAGTAATAGAACCGTGCATATCTTTCAAATCTGATAGCCTTAATATTTCTCCTCTTGACATTATTCAATCTCCTTTCAGTTTCTTTATTAGTGAATCAGCGAAACCAATACTCCATTCTGCCACCATATTTGAGTCAGCATCCATTATCTGTTGATGTGGATTGCTACAGAATCCTTGCATTGCAGCCTTTACCAGTTCATAACGCCTCTGTTCCCAATCAATTTTCTTTTCTTCCATCTTTAACCTCCTTATTAATTTTAATAAACCCCTTTTGAATGCACCAGCACAACATCTCGTAGGCTGCATCAATTAATAAATCATCAGTAAAATGTTTGAGGCAATCATCTATATCTTCAACATTTCGATATGCTACAGTGTCTCTTTCAATCATCCATACAAACAATATTTGTTTGGACGGAAATGGATTCAAATAATGTGGCAGCTTGTCGAGAATGTCCTGCAAGGTATAAGCAGGATATTCATGTTTCATATTCGGTTGAGAAACGAAGAGAGTAAGCTCTTTCTCTGTTTCATCTGTTCCATTGATAATAGCATCGGCAGTAGGTAAATACTGCCAGTGCATACTTGCATCACCCGTATCTAATCCAAGCTCCTGCAAGTGCTTCATCTGTTCGACTGATAATACTTGTTTCATTTCTTTTCCTCCTCCGTTTTAATCTCTGTTACTTTACCACGACTGACAAATATATCTCCACCCAGCATGTAGCACATTAATATTGATTGATGACAAATACTATAAAGAGAGCAATCATCACAATAAGCCTCTGAATTAGTATTCACCAATTTATGCAGCACTCCGTCTATTATTATTCCGTTCTTTACTTCCATGACCTTCTCCTATTCCTTTTTAAGTTTTAAAAACAACATTATTCTGTCCCATAATACCATATAGCTGTCCCAGTAATCGCTAAAGCTGAAATAGTACCAGCTCATTTGCAAATACCATATCGGCAGATAGGCTATGAATATGGCGAACCATAAAGGGATAAGCAGCCATCGGAGTATCAGTCTTAATTTTATCATAGTGTTAAAATAATATCTATTCTTATACACTCTTTGGGTTGAGATAAAGGTTCTGATTTTGCGTTTTCCCGATACACATAAACTATATTGGATTTCAATCCGGTTTCTAATTCGAGATTTTCCAGAATCCGGGCTATCTCCATTTCTGCTTTCACTTTCTTTATTTTAGCTTCTTCTACCGTCTGTTTCATGATTTTATCTTTTGATAGTCCAACACAATACCTCTTTTCTCCAGTTCCTTTAGAGCCTGTTTCTTGCAGTCCTCCTTTACTTTCTCGTCGGTCTTGTTCTCCCAGCAATCCACACAAAACACCCCATAAGGCGTATTATAACAGCCGCCCTTTACGGGCTTTCCGCATTTTTCACACTTCATTTCTTACCCTCCTTATCAAATTCGGATAATGCCTGCTCACAAAACTTGACCTGTTCCAAAGCATAATCCCTCCTATAGGTTATTATATCACGTGTTGTATAGTCCGTACAAAATCGGCCTATAATGCTCCTAACATGAAATCTCACTGGCTGCTCGCAATGGTTCAGAAGAATCACGTATTCATCGTTTCTCGGATGAAAGCACAAAAACCGATAATAATTCACTTCACCATTCAAGCATTCAATCAGTTTTTCATCTTCCCTTAGATTTTCAATGTCTTCTATATTTCTTATTGGTCTCATAATTCAATATTTTTTATTATTTTTTCTATTCCGCTCGCTCTGTACCTCTGCCATACACATCTTGCACCATGACGC